AAGAAAGAATTATGTATAATATATTACCATTTAAATAAAATATAGCTAAGCAGCCTTTAATTAGGCTGCTTAAAATTATGATGTGAATCTATTAAGATTTGAAACTGTATAACCTGATCCACAAACTGTAGCATATAGGGCATTATTTAAAATTAAAAATCTACAATAAATAGCTGCTGACGTTCCTCCAAAAACAGTAAATGTGCCTTTAGTCCATGTGTCTCCTGAAATACTATAAGAATCTAAAGATGTTTGACTTATTGCAGGATTATAACCAATAGCATAAACTGTATCATCATCACCAAATATAATCTCGCTCATATAATTATATCCGCCTACACCATTATCACCGCAAAATTTAACCCAGGTAGCTGCTACAAAATCCCACATAATAAAATCACCTGAAGTGCTTCGAGCATATAATTTACCATCATGAACTGTTGGCATTATAGCTCCGCCACCTGCATAAATAGGTATAGCCTCAAGCCATGCACCTGGTGTTTTTTGATAAACTTTACCGCCCTCAACTTTCCAAAGGTCACCGTTCTGATAAAATAAACCATCAGGCCATACACCAGATGCATTTATATCGTGGGTCATTGTTCCTGATACGGTGTCCCAATAATCAAGAGATCCGTCATGAGCCAACATATATATAANCCCTGTCGATGTATCTTCTGCTAATCCTACTGCGCCATTATTCCAGCCAGACCTTGTCGCTACAATTGAAAATGTTTTTGCAACAGTGTCATATTTTATAAGAGCGCCATAATCAGCCCCAGGCCATTGCCTTGTTCCATAATACATTGTACCATCAGCGGCTTGTACTGTACTCCAGCAATTATGATAATTTCCAATAAGTGTTAGTTCAGTAGTTTTTGTATTTGTCAAAGTATCGAATTTGTACATATAAGCATCATAGCTTGTAGAGGACTGATCGTTTGCAAAGGCAAAGATATCAGTACCTACATAATGTAGATCATTAGCATTGACATCTCTACCAAACATACCTTCGTCAACAACTCCTGTTGGTGGATCAATATTTCCGGAATTTACAGGAGGGATAGTAGGCTGGGTAAAAACTGTATAGTCAGTATCAGCTCCAGTTGGAGTTGTTACAGGCCTTAAAAAGTTTTTAAGCCCTTCACAATTATACATTGTAAAAGGCTTAGCTGATTGTTGATTGTATGCTGGGTAAAAGTTTTTTGTTTCTTGATTGTTTACTTTCCTGGAGTAGCCATGATAGGATCCTCCAATAAAAGGTATTTTCATATTAACCATCCATAAAATTGTAAGAAGATCTTCTATTCATAATTGATGGGAACTTAATATTTTTAATCATCATATCTTTTGCATACCTACGTTTTAACTGTTTTTCAAGTTTGTCATATGTACGATACACTTGAGCTGATGGTTCTACACCAAATATTGGAGCTATCTCAATTGCTAATCCATTTATAAGAAATCTCTCATCTTCAAACCTTATAGCTATAACAGCAGATGGTGTTTGATCTACCTGGCTAAATAAAGTAGCATATATTATTTTTAAGCTTGAATCTACTGATGGTTTAGGAGCTACAAAAATATTGCACCCTCCATCAATATCTTTAGCAATATAAATATCTTCAATAGTTGTTCCAGAATTTATTGACAATGTATCATATTTTTCATTCCAGTTTCTATTTGATAATATATTAACTTCTGAAATGGCAGTGGTGTCGGTATCGATATAGGTAAAAGCAGAGATAGGATTGGCTTCTAAAGTCGAGGAGGTTACTGAGGTTGACCCTGCTGAGACAGCAATTATAATACTATTATTATTAGCAGCTACCCCATATAGTTCTTGGTATTCATGTAATAGATTTTTAATTATATACGTGCATTCTGTAATTTCGTCTGATGTAGCAGACTCTCCAGGATCAAGCAATCCTAAAAGCTTCATTGAACGCTCAACTACGCCTTGATTTGTTGTTGCCATAATAATCCTTTAAGCCCACAGAATTAAACTGTGGGCTATATTATTTTATTATCCAATAAGTCTTACTGCAAGTTCTGGGTAAATTGCTTTCCAACCAAAAAGAATATCAAGTCTGATTCTATCTTCATCATTAATGAAGTCATAATCTTTGATAACTCTGATCGAGAACCCATTCTTTGATTCTCTTGCTTTGAAAGAGCATCCGTCAGGCATTTCAAGAGGAATAAAAGCCAAAGCAAAAGCATTTCTATGAAAACATAAATTCATAGGATATGCTGTTGATTCTGTACCCATAACTGTAATAGCTGCGTTGTCCTGAGGAAGCACATCAACTGTCTGATAAGGAAGTAAAGTCGTTGCTGTTGCAGCACCAGAAACAATAGTAGGAGCTACAGAAATAGTAGCAGTTCCGTCAGCAGCACTTGTTACATCAGCAGTAGAAGTAAACTGTTTTAAGAAATTCTGTTTTTGGCCAGAAACAACATTAACATCATATGTAGCAGCCACAGTAAATACATCGCCTGCTTTTAAAACCGCGGTACTGGCAGCCCAACCATCAGTTGCAAGAGTTGTGTCTCCTTCTGATGAAGTTGCGGCCATAAGAGGTGTAGAGCCTGTAGCGTGAAGACCTACAGTATGATCAACGACATTCTGATCCATGGATACTTCACCAAAACCTGCTACTCTGCCTATTGTGCCATTTCTATAAGCACCCTCAACCATTTTTGCATTATATACGCCAGTAAGTCCACCGGCAATCCCCCATGCAGCGTCAGGATTACATACAATTTCCCTCTCTGAAGGAATTGAAAGCCTGTCCATTCTTACAGCGACATCTTTTACATTTGCAAATGTTGATGGGGTTGTACCTGGAGTACCTACTTGATTCCAAATACTGGAATAAAGATTAAGTCCTACCTGATCAACTTTATTAGCCAAGGCAATACATGCAGGCTCAATATATCGTTTTGAATATTCTTCAATTGTTAATGTAAGATCATTAGTATTGAACTTCCAATTAACCTTATGTCTCTGATCAATCTTAAGATCAACGCTTGATTCCTGAACTTCTGGAGTTGCTGAAATTGTAGCACCTGAAGTTGTTCTGAATTTAACAGGTTTACGCACTGATACTGTATCACCTATCTTGCGGAACTCATTAACATAAGATCTGTAAGATTTATCAGCGAATACACATTTATTCTCTAACTGAAACAATGCTTCTTTTGCAATTATACTCGGTGTAATTAATACTTGTGCCATTTTTTATTTTCCTTTATCTTTTTTTTTGTTGCTCTAATCTGTGTTTTCTATAATCATCATAAGACATATCACTTAAGCTTTTAGCTGGAGATAGAGATGATTTAACACTCTTGATTGGAGCTTTTGCTTTTGTTATTTTTTTTTTTGTCGTTTTAACCGAAAATCTATTATCCAATCTACCAATAGCAAGCGTTTGTTTTATTTTAGATTGCTTTGATAGTTTTGACAGTTCATCAGGGTTATTGGCAAGATGATAAAGGATATCAGACATATTGTCTGAATCAACCATAATGTCAAGTATGTCCTGTGTAATTGGGAGTGTCTCGTCACTGATCACTTCCTCAAAGTCTTCATANTTTTNTGNNCCTCGTTCAAGATGATCTTCTAACTGGATATTTTTTCTGTTTCTTTCAGATGTTACAGTTATGTTAGAGTTTTGCTCTGATAGAGCATCTTTTACGTGATGGGCTATCAATGCTTTCTGATAGTCCTCGTAGTCTTCAAAGTCATCAACAACTGGTAGTTTAGAGCTTTCTTTCTTTTCTGGTTTAGTATCAGGTGTAATTGCCTGGGTATTAGCCTCTGCATTAATTGCTCTATCTTTCCAGTAATTTTTATCCCGCGCTAACTTTTCGATCCTTTTTTGAGATTTACTTTTCTTTTTCTTTTTGTTATCAACTTCGTTGTTATCATTATTATTAATAGGATCATCGACGTCAGTGTCGCTATCAGCAGAACTATCGTTATCTGAACTATCACCTTCAGCATTATCAAGATCTGCATCAGCATCGGGGTTATCGTTGTTATCAGCATTTGAAAACTCCGGTGTTATATCTTCTTTTTTATTATCTATTATATCTAAGTCATTATCTTCAGTTTTGCTATCTATTTTTAAAGCTTCTTCAACTAAAGGCAACTCGTCTGCAAGAGGAAGTGAATTTCTTTCGTCCTCTGCACTTAAATGTATTTGTTTTATATCTTCTGCCATTTTTATCCCCTTGTTAATTATTATTTCTTATCCTTTTCAGTTTCCTTCTTATCTCCAGTTTGGACACTCTTTTGAGTGTCCGGTTTGGGGGATAAAAGGGAAGTCTTCTTCGCTTCTTCTGTATCTACTTTAGCATCTATTAAATCATTTTGCAAGTCTTCTTTTTCTATTTCAAATTCTTTTTTCTGTATTTCTAATTTTTCTTTTACAACTTCAAGTTCTTTTAATTGCAAATCCATTTCTTTCATTTTTAATTCCATATCCATTTGTTGCTGTTGCATTTGCATTTGCTGTTCTTGTTGTGCTTGCATTTGCTGCTGTTGTGGATTCGGCTCATCCTCGTCTTGTGTTTTAGCCAAAGCTTCAGGAGGAACAAGAGCTTCAAGCCTTTTTGAGATTGTATCTGAATATGCCCAGTCATTTGCTTTAGCAATAAGGTCTGCAATAAAAGGTGCTGCCTCAGGAAAACTCTGTATAAATAATCCCATGCTTTCAGCAGCTTCTTGTCTCTGTGTAGCAAATGATGCACCAGTACTAACAACTATGTTATGGGAGCCACGTGTAACATCATTCTTATAAATTGTTTCATTTGTAAGAGGATTAACCCCTTCAACCTCATTAATTATTGCTGTAGACTCTTTTTCATCATTTCCAATGATAGACACTTCGCGTTCTGTGTCATAAGTATAAGGTATTAATTGAAGAATAATTTCACCTGTACGTTTTATAGACCTATCTGAATTATCTATAAAATTATATTTTCCAATATCACCCTCTCTCTGCCTGGCATTAATTGCTTTTCCGGACGTTTCATTTGATCTTGCACCAAGAGAAGCATCATATAAACCGATAGTAGATTTCATATCATCTGAATAATTCATTGCCTCTTGAAGTATTCCAGAAGGAATTTGCGGAGGAGGCATTCTTGATGGAGCGGTTGCTGATTCAGGATCAGGATTATATGGTAAATAAGGTACAGACTCATCATGAGCTTTTGTGTATATATCTTCATATCCGTCTATATGGGTTGCTGTTACCAATAAAGGTGCTTTTGGTATTCCTGATAATATTTCAGTTGATGTTGTTCTGAAATAATTATACATTCTTTGAGCATCTTTAGCATGCCTAATCATTCCAGAAATATAACTTTGTCCATTTATATTTATCTCTTCACCAAAAAAAGGAACAATGGGTATTTCTGGTATTGGGAATATACTATGTTCTAATACAGTGTTAGAGGTTAATTTGTAATAATGTAATATAGTTTCCTGTACTACTCTTTCATTTTCTATATTATTCGCTTGTGGCTTATCTTTTGTGATCTCTCCATCAGTTGTTAAATATAATTTTTTCTGGCTACTTCTTTTAACCCAATACTCTACAATACGTACAGTATCTTTTGTATCCCAGGATAGAGCCAACGGTGTTATTTCTTCTGATGACCAGTCAGATGGAGCTACATCAGGATATGTTTCCTCAAATACTTCGCGCTGTACCTGTGAAGGGACAAAGCAATAATTAGCGTCAGATCTATCATACTTTTCAGCAGCAGAGTCCCATNTGACAGACAGAGGATTAGTTATTAATTCTATTTTTATTTTCTGATCAAATGATGTAGGAGATATATAATCTGTTAAAATTCTAAGNGCGCCAAAACCACACTCAACCATTTGCTTAGATGCTGTATTATATATATCTACAGCGTTCGAGTCATTTTCTATACCACGTATCAAGCCCTCTTTAAGCTCTGCATCTTGCTTAGACTGAGAATCTGTTATTGATGATGTTGAAGCCAAATGTATACATGTCTTTTTAGCTTTAAGCTCACCAGTAAT